ACCTAATCCACCATTAGTAATTTGTAGTGGTGCTAATATACCTAAAAGCTTTAAATCTGTATATGTTCCAATGTCTGTGATATAATCTGATTCTGCTGTAACTAATGGTGGAACTGTAATACCACCTCCACCATTATTAACAATCACAGAAGAAATTGGATATGTTGTAAGTGATGTGAAAGTTAAAGCATTTGCTAAAGTTGTATTGGCATTTGAGGTTGCAATATTTGAGAAAAAATAATTTGTATTTCCAATTAAAATATCTTTTTTTAATCCTATTGAATCGATAGGTATCAAAGCAACATTGGATCTTTTTCTATAATCTGGATCCAAAGAAGCGATTGTTACATTAGCACCATATGTTGGTGTAATAACAATCTGTGTGTTTGGTGAGAATGTATAACCATAACCACCAGTCAACACACCAACACTTTCTATGGATCCTTTGGTTGTTTCACCAACTTGAGCAGTTGCACCGATGCCTGTATTTGAATTTAACCCACCATAGACAACTACAGGGTCACCTACCTGATATAATAAACCTCTATTTTTAGGATCAATTCTTAGTTGGCTAATTTGACCTACAATTTTTGCTCTGAGTGGCTGGCCATTAAACAACACATCTTGATTGGCATTATCAACTACACGAACAAATTCTCCAGACTGAAATAGCCTTTCAATATTTGAAATGAATACTTCCATTTTGGTGCCAGCAACTACAGCAGTCTCTACTGTTGCAATAGATTTGGTTGTTTCACCAAATAACCTATAATTGGCAATACTTAAAAAGTTTAAATTGGTTGATGCTAGTTTTAATGATTTGGCCACATACCAAGTACCAGAAGATGCTTTGAGAACAGCCTCCTTGGTATAAAATATATCGAAATCAGAATTATAAAGTACTTTAAAAAGAAATTGATATGATGCCGGTGTACCTTTGGTTTGATACAATTCTCTAGCAAACTTAACTGCTTTCTGTTTGTCTATTAATATATCTTTTGGAAAATATGGTAAGAAATCATTTGTGAAGTAATTCAAAAATTCATCAGTTGTTTGGTCAACATCTTTATAATTTAAAAGATTCTTGGTTCTCTCTGTTACTTTACCATTCTGTTCCATCCACTCATAGTAAGCGGTCAAGAACAGATTAAAATTCGCATAATCAGGATTATCCCGAACAAATTCAGGAAGCTGTGATGATATCAGTATCGAGGTGTTTTGGCCGTTTGCTATCATGTTGTTTTGGCTGTCACATTAACAACGATTGCACCAGAATCATACGGATCAATTGTAATAATTCTATTATATGAAGATGAAATGATTGTTGTGGTTGGCTTGGCTGTGATTGTTAATTGTCCTAAATCATTATTGACCTGAATTGGACCAAAAGAATTCAATGTAACAATACCTTCAACATAATCAATCGTACCAATACTATTATTGAATACTGTTTTAACATTTTGTGAATCGTTGTAGTATGTTCTGAGTGTACCATAACGACCAATCAATGTGGCAGTAGCAGCACCAAGAGCGCCAGTTGTATCAGCGGCATTTGGTGTAATCTGTACAATAGCACTTGTATATCCTGTACCAGCAGTCAACACATTAATTGCTCGGATTGAACCAGAACTTGTAATAACTGCTTCAGCAGTAGCACCTGTACCATCACCAAGTATTGTGACTGTTGGTGTAAACTGATAACCATAACCAGGATTAATAATAGCAATGGATTCTAAACCACCAGTAGATGTTGGAACTTCTTCAACGTAAACACCATCAATAATGTTTGCCAAGTTTAAAGGGTTTCTAAATTGAACAGAAGGAGTGCTTGTTACACCACTTTGAAACATACCACGCTCTAGTGATGTACCATAATATAAATTATATGTAGAAGGTGTTGTTAAATTTGGATAAAATTTCTTCTGTATCTTAACCGAAATTTCATTAGTAATAATTGAATTCGACACAGCAGCAATAGCATTTGTGAAATCTGTTGCTGAGAATGTTGAATTGAATGTGTTTAAATTTGTGGTAGCTAGATTATTAATTGCTGTTCGAACAGCGGATTGTATTTGAGCTGACGTTAGATTTGTTTTCTTTGTATCATACAATACATTCGCAGTCAGCTGAATGTAAGTATAATCTGGATCAACTAATGTTGGTTCAACTGTCATTACTGAAACTGGTCGGATAACATCATTAATCAATCTTTGTTTTTGTGTGGCAGTTAATGTATATGCGCCTGCTGGTTTGACAGCAATAAAAACTTGGCCGTATACTGGTGTTGGATTTTCTTGGCCACCCCATACGCTCACCGCATCAAAAGCATAACCTAAGTTGTTTTGTTGAATGACAGTAATATAATCTTCTTTTGTTACTGCACGTTTTTGTGCTGAGTATGCCTTAGGTGCCTGAAACTTGATTGATTCAATAGTTTCTTTCACCGAACCTGTTGTTGCAGCAGAGATTGGTGTAATAGATGTGTTTGAATAACCACCAACTGAACCCATCAATACAAAGTTATTGGCACCAGCCGCATCTGTTCCTGATGTAACAACATAAGAAACTATTACTATATTACCGTTGGTTAGTTGTTTACCGAGTATATTATCACCAAAGTAAATATCATATGTACCATCTAAACTTTCTTGTAAGAAATATACAAGCGATGAACTGTTTAATGTAAGATAGTTTTCTGCTTTTGTGTAGATTTCATAAGAAGCATTTGCAGATGATTGTTGTACCAATACCTGTAAAGTTGTAGTATCCAGATTTGTTTCTGGTATATTAAACTTGTATTTTGGATTTGATGTAGAATTGACCGTGAACGATAATGTTGACGGAATACCCTGTTTGATACTTACAGAAGGAAATGTTGCTGTATTAGCAGAAACCGCAACTGTCGTTGAGTCGGTTGTAACAAAGTTATAGTTAATACCATCGATAGCCTCTGACATAAAAGTTGTAAACTTTGGAAGTGTCAATGATGCATCAGATACTTGATTCACAACAAATCTGATTGTGGCTGCTGGAGATAATGATGACTTTGGTATATAATTTAGTAACTTGGCCTGAGAAACAACTGAACTTCTTTGAATTGCTGAGTCCAAGAACATTTCATTGGCAACCATGTTCAAATAATAGGCATTATATTGTGTGTTATATGCCAAAATATCTAACAATGTGGAAAGCGCAGAACCTTCATAATTGTAGTCTTTTAGTGTATCTTGACCTTGCAAGTAAGTTTTCAGATTGTTTTTAATTGTATTAAAATCTAAATCCGTCATCAGAATTTGTGAATTAGCACCAGCCATTTTATCTGTTTCTCTCTAAAAGAATTGTTGTTGTTGTTGGTAGCGTTGCGTTTTCTATGTAAAATGTTATGGAAACACTATATGAGTTTTTCTCTGGCAGCGAAGATACATTTACACTTTGTGGTGTAGCCCTAGGTTCATATGTTTTTATCATATTTGATATCATAATTTCCAATGTAGAAGCTACTGTTGGTGATATATTTTCGAATAACAGAGCGGTAATCTGAGAACCTAGGTCTGGATTGAATAAACGGTCATAGTTTTGAGTATTTAACAGATTCCTAATGGAACGAGAAACCGCCTGAGCGTCATAACTTAACGCAACATCAGCCGTCACAGGTTTCTTGGTGAAAGCGAAATCTATGTCGGAATATATCTTGTTTATGGTTGCCATCTTTTATTTATGAGTTAATCCTAGACTTCAGTTTGTCGGTACCAATATAATTATTTAATAGATACAACTCGGTTTGACCTGGATTCGAGAATTGTTTGAGTTGGTTATAATTTGATACAATTGTTTGTGAGTTGTAATAGAAGTTCACATCACCGTTTCTACGACTATTCATAAGATTTACTATAACATTTATATTATTAGCTATTGTTGATGTTTGATTTGATGTCAAATTACTTGAATATGTTATTACAGGTGGTTCTCCTCCATCCGAAGAAGAAGATATGCTGTTTGCAATTGTATTTGCATATGCAATTATTGTATTATATGAAGCATTTAAACTATTAGCTATTGTTAAACTGGTAAAAGACCCCATTATAGGAGCATTGTTTTGTATGTTGTCAGACTTAGTTACAATTAACATAACAACTTTGCTTATGCCAATTGCTAATTTATATGTTGGTAAAGTAGGATAATTTAAATCTGGGCCAGAAACACCAGACATTCTATTGGTGTGAGCGTAGAAATTATTGGCTGCCAAACTTAAAGCATTGGCTGATATTGATACATTAGCCAAATTTGCAATTTGTTGTATATTAGGAATGGAAATAATCGTATTGGCAACACTCCATATTTGTTGTGTTACATTACCAACAGGATTTTGAAAATAACCACCTGTATCATTATTTGAAACATCTTCAGTTTGCCATGTATTCAATAATGATGGCATAGCATTCATTGTATAAGAAACATTATCCGAGAACGGAGTTACATAATTCTCTGTGTTTGCTGTATCATAACCTAATCTAGCAAAAATACTCATTTTATATCCTTACGCCATTTCCATAGTAGATGTACCAGTCATACCACCACCATTCATAACTCCTAGGTGTGTATGTGTATCATATATTGTTGTGTTAACAACATCCGTCATCATAATAGCAAACATGTTTCCAAAATTACTAAGTGGTGAATTCATTGCAACCCCAGCATTCACAGCAATTCCAGCATTCATTGTACCAACACATATTATATTACCTGGTACGGCCAAAGGAAAACCTGCTGCCACACCGCCAAGAGGTGTAACAAAACCAGCTATACCAGCTCTCATGCCACCAGTCTCCGATGTATCAACTCTACCTTGAGAATAAATGTTTCCAGCATTCAGATTACCACGAATTCTGGAATTTCCATCCATATTCACGTTTGCTGCTTTAATTTGTAATCCACCTGAAATGCCGCCACCGGCAGTAATTGATGCACCA